CGAATACTAACATAGATTATCAATATGTGCATCTAAACTTTAATTGGACTTACATAAGAGATAAGCAAATAATATTAAGAGGTAATGAATTGGGTGGTATATTGATAATTACAGATAGTGAAGGAAAGACAATTAAGATGTATGGATTTGAAAGAATTATATAATCAACTACAAAAATAAAAGTGATTTGTTATAATAGTATAGAACCGATTAAATAACGGGCAATAAACGAATATGGGAAAGTTTGAAGTAGGAAATAAATTAGGTGGTAGAAAGCCAGGTGCATTAAATAGAAGTACCGAACAAGCCAAACTTGCAATCGCTAGACTTGCTAACCAAGGATTGAATAACATTACAGAAGATTTTGAAAAGATAAGAAAAGAAAATCCAATTGAAGCAGCTAAACTTTATCTTAAACTATTAGAATACATTGTACCTAAAAAGGCATCAATGGAAATAAGTGGTGAGATAGACCATAGAATACAGCAAGTTAGTATTAACATAAACAGAACAGGTAGTGAACCTAGAGATTAACACAACAGTTACGTTTGAAAACCTATTAGATTCTAAGAGTAGAGTTACTCAACACATAGGAGGAACAAGAAGTGGTAAGACATATGCTATATTGCAATTCTTAATCGTACAGGCAATAGAAAACAAAGAAACAATAACAATAGTAAGAAAGACAATACCCTCTCTTAAAAGAACTGTAATGAAGGATTTTAAGGATATCTTACAGGGACTAAACATATGGCAAGATGAAAACTTTAATATTACTGATAGGGTCTATAACCTCTACGATTCTACTATTCAATTCATCTCTACTGATGATGCTGATAAGTTACGTGGTATTAAATCTAGTACACTATTTGTTGATGAGGCAAGTGAGATTGATGAAGAAAGTTATTTTCAGTTATCTATTAGAACTTCAGGCAAAATCATACTTGCTTATAACCCAACCATTAGTCCTTACCATTGGCTTAGAACAATGCCAGAAGTTGAAAGGTTTGTAACAACATATAAGGATAATATCTACTTACCTAAAGAAATGGTAGAAGCAATTGAAAACCTACAAAACACAAATGAAAAATATTGGAAGATATATGGTAAAGGAGAGTTTGCTCAGAACGATAAAGCTATATTTCAATTTGAGTTATGCGATACTATTGACGCTAATTTTGTTTGCTTTGGCATTGACTTTGGTTTTAGTAGCGACCCCTGTTCTCTTGTTGCTGTATATAAAAGTAGCGATACATTGTATTTGGAGGAGCTCATCTATGAGAAAGGTATGGTTACACAGGACATTGTGGAAAGACTTAAGAAATTAGATATTAGTAAGAGTGAAACTATATGGGCAGATTCAGCAGAACCAAGATTGATAGAAGAGATATATCGTAGTGGGTTTAATATAAAGCCTGTAACTAAAGGTAAGGATAGTATTAACTTTGGTATATCAGTAATGAAGAACTATAAGATTAAGATATTGAAATCCTCACAGAATTTAATTAACGAGATGTATGCTTACCAATACGAAACGGATAAGCATGGTTATACTACTGACAGACCTGAAGGTGGATTAGACCATGCGATAGATGCTGCAAGGTATGGAGTAATGATGAGTTTATCGGTTAAAGCACAAAACAAAGGCACATATGCAATCACAATCGGAAAGTATAAATACTAATCAAAACGTCTGGAATGAGAATGAAATTAAAGACTTACTACTCTACGCTAAGAGTTTGCAAGTAGAAAATGAGGATTTGAGAGCAAAAATGATAATGATGAATACTAAATTAGAACTAGAAGAAAAGAAAGTAACAAGATTGACAAACATATTAAAGGCATTAAACATATGGCAATAAAAGAATTAGAATTAAAAGTACCAACCTCTTATGCAGATATTACATTAGAGAAGTGGTTAATACTACAAACAGAATTAGATAACTATAAAGATGACCCTGATGCAATGTCAGCAATTACATTATATCATCTATGCGGCTTAGACCCAATATACTTAAAGGGATTATCAGTTAATGACTACACAAGTATTAAAACTGAATTAGAATCTTTTTTAGCTGATACTGAATTTCCATTACAAAGAATAATTCGTATAGATGGAATAGAATATGGATTTGAACCTAACCTATCACAAATGGCATACGGAGCATATGCTGACATTACTCAATACAAAGAGTTAACCATTGATAAGAATTGGGCAAAGATAATGTCTATACTATACAGGCCTATCACACATAAGAAAGGAGAGATGTATACAATTAAAACTTATGATGGTGAACTTAAAGAAGATATGTTTTTGCAAGTAGGTATGGATGTGCACTTAGGTACTTTGTTTTTTTTTGTCAATTTATTAATGGACTTACTGAAAGGTATCCTGAACTCTACGATGGAGATGGAGTTACCTCACAACATCAAGTCAATTTTGGAAAGAAGTGGTCGGCTTATTCCACACTTATTGACCTTGCCAACGGAGATATTACGAAAATAGATATTGTAACAAAAGAACCATTAGCAAAGTGTTTATTGTATCTTGCATATAAATCCGATAAAAATCAATTTGAAACTTTGATGCATAACGAAGCAGTAAAGAAATTGAGATAATAACATTTCATTTTATTATTGTTATTACTAAAACGAAACTATGGGAAGATGGTCTAACAGTAGTAGTGGTAATCTAAGATTCTCTGTAAATAGAGAAAACAACTCTGGTATTTACATAGGGCCAACTAGAGGTTTATCAAGTCCAAAGAATAGTAGGAGAGCTTGTTTGTGTTTAGATAAAGATACTTATGATGTTAGATGTTGCAATGGCGCATTGATGCAACAAGGTATAGGTGTAATACAATCAGCAAGAGCAACAGGCGGTGGTGGATTTGACGATGGGTATGATGATGGTTATGACAAAGTAATAAATCAGTAAAATAAAAATATAGATATGTCTCAAATATCAAAGCAAGGATTATCGGTAGATAACGGAATATCATTTCCTAATAACAATTCAGGACAGATTACACCGACAGCATTAAGAAACTTTAATACTAATATGATTGATTCGTTGGTAGCAGAAAACACTTACCAACCATTTACAGCATCAGTAAATAGTTCAATCTCAGCATTGAATACTTTTACTGCGTCTCAACAACCTACATTTAATGCGTTGAATAGTTTCACTGCAAGTCAGTTAACACTCAATACAGGATACAATAATGCAACTGCTTCATTGAATACATCGGTTAGTGGATTACAATCACAAACTTCTCAACTATCTACATTCACAGGCTCTATAAACCAAATACAATCATCAGGTATTACATTAGGTAATGCTATTAGATTTAACTTTAGTGGTTTAATGACTGCAAGTATTACTGCTAATGTTGGTGGTAACATTGCTGATATATCTTTATTAAGTGATACAACAAGAGTTGCTACATCATCTTTTAATGCATATACTGCTTCTATTGCAGGAACAAATCAATTTACTGCATCTACTAATAATCGTTTAACTAATATAGAATCTACTACTGCATCTCTAAATAGTTCAGTTAGTAACTTAAACGCATTCACTCAATCTCAAATAATTTTTAATAATTCAATAACTGCATCGGTAGGACAATTATTAACATTCAGTTCTTCATTAAGTGGTGGATTTGCAACACAGGGTGAATTAGATGCATCTGCTTCTACATTACAAAACAATATTGATACAAAGTTAAATACATCTTCGTTTAATGCTTATACTGCATCTCAACCTTCAATTTCATCATTGAATTCATATACTGCAAGTAACGATACAAAGTGGACTACGATAGGATTATTAACTGGCTCATACGCAACAACAGGTAGTAATTCATTTATAGGTATTCAAAGTATGAGCGGTTCATTAAGATTGACAGGTAGTGCATATGGTAATGTAATATCAGCAAGTATTGTAGGTAGTACTGCAAGTATTGATTTAAGTGCAGCAAACTATTTTACTTTGTTAATTGCAAGTAATACAAATATAAATGTAACTAATCCTCAACCAGGGGTGACTGCAACATTAGTAATAAATACTGCAGGTGCAACAACCGCATCGTTTAGTTCAAATGTAAAACAATCATCAGGTAGTTTTTATGTTCCATCTAATTCAGGTAGTATAGATATTCTTTCATTCACAGCAGTAACTACATCAAGTGTTTTTGTAATTCCTGCTTATTCATTTGTATAATATGATATTTCAAAGTTTTAATAAAGGTGGAACTGACAGAAATAATTTTGGTTTGTATGAATATGTTGCTGGAGCAGATATAATTTTTGACTTTGGTAATCCAATTTCTACCGGTAGTGTAGGTGCACCAAATTATAAAGTTTATAATGTAGCATCTCAAAATGTAACTGGTAGTTTAATACCTTTTAATAATCCAGGTGCTGTTTATCCAACACTTAGTGGGTCATCTTATGGAGTAATGAATTTTACATCTATTGCAACTTTAGACAATTACATGCAATACACATGGAAATCAACACAACAACAAACTAATATATTTTGTTTACAAACTCCTTCTCCTGATGGTGAATCACAATATCCTAATGAGGGTGCCGGTGCAAATAGCATTTATGTTAAATTAAACACTACTAATAATTTAATTGTAGGAATATATGATAGTAGTAATACTCAATTTGATGATATATTTAGTTCACCAACAATTAATAAAACAGCAGGTAATGGAAGAAATGGTTGGAATATGATTACTGTAACATCTAATGGAAGTAATATACATCAGTTATATATTAATGAAACTTTAACTGCAACAAGCAGTACAACAATTAATAGAGTAACAAGTGGAGCACAGACATTTGATTTTTCAACAAATAGTAATAATCCAATTATGACATTTATGCAATATCCAAAAGTATTAACACAAAAACAAATTAGACAAAACTACAAAGTATTCAATCAAAGATTCTTTGTAACATAAAAAATAACTATTTTTCAAACAACCTTTGTTATTAAAGGTATAAACAACTAAACAATGAATTCAAAAACTGTATTAAGTAAGATATTAGGACTTTTATCTTTAGATAAGGAAGTGGAATTAACTTACGCAAAATTGAAAGACGGAACAATCGTTGAATCTGCAACATTTGATGTAGGTGAAGATTTATTCGTAGTATCAGAAGATGGTACTAAAACCCCTGCTCCAGACGGAACACATGAATTATCTCTTAAAGATGAATCAGGTAATGAAAACTTAATTAAAGTAATTACTAAAGATGGTAAAATCGAAGAAAGAGAGAATGTAGAATTAGAAACTGTAAAGGTTGAAGATTTACCAGCTGCATCAGGAGATGTATTAGAAGTAAACGAAGTACCTGACCAAAAGAACCAAATCAAATCTGGAACTTTAATGGCAGAAGAAACTGAAGAAGTAATGCCAATCACAGAAGATGCAACTGAAGAAGATGAATCTGAAGTAGAAATGAACTTAGGCGATATGGCTAAGAAAATGGAAGACATGGCTTATAGAATCCAAGAGATGGAAACTAAAATGGAAGCAATGATGCCACCGGTAGATTCTGAAGTAACTCAAGAAGTTGCAGGAATGAAAATGTCTGCAGAGCCTGATGAAGATGAAGAAGAAGAGTTACCAAAATTAGATGGTGCTCCAATTGAAGAAGCAGCTAGATTCTCAGAACAAAATAGAAAAAATTATGGTAAGATTACAAGAGATTCACAATCTACATTCTTATCTAAACTTTATAATTAAAATTATTAACAATCCCAAAAAAAAGGAAACAATGAACAAATTACAAAAATTCGCAGCTCCTCCAACTATTACAGGTGGTGGCCTTGGTGGTGCAACTACTTATAGTGGTGAAGCAGCAGCAGGATATATCGCAGCAGCGTTATTAAGTGCAAACACATTGGATAAGAAGTATGTATCAATCATGCCAAACGTGAAATACAAATCTGTTATCCAAAAACTAGCTACAGCAGGTATCGTACAAGATGCTTCTTGTGACTTTACAACTTCAGGTAGTGTAACTATCTCTGAACAAATTTTAACTCCAAAAGAATTACAAGTTAACTTACAATTATGTAAGCAAGAGTTTGTAGCATCTTGGGAGGCTTTACAATTAGGTTTTTCAGCTTTTGATGAAATTCCTAAGAACTTTAACGATTTCTTAATCTCTTATGTTGGTGGTCAAGTTGCTCAAGCAACTGAAGAAAACATTTGGGCAGGAACTTCAACTAATGGTTCTTTCACAGGATTCCAATCTTTATTCTCTGCATCAGTTGCAGCGGGTGGAGCAACAGCAGTATTACCAGCAAGAAGCACAGGTGGTTCATCTACTATTCTTTCAGGTTCTAACGCAGTTGTAACTTCAGCTAACGTAGTATCTATCTTAGATTCAGTAGTTCAAACAATCCCAACAACTGTATATGGTAAGCCAGACTTATTAATATATGTTGGTACTAAAGTAGCAAAAGCATACCAAACAGCAATGTCAGGTAATGGTGCTTCTGGTTTAGGTGCTAATGGATTTAACAATCAAATGAATATCGGTGAGAAGCCTTATAACTTCCAAGGTATTGAATTGGTATTATGTCCAGGTATGAGTGACAACAAAATCGTTGCAGCTCAAAAATCAAACTTATTCTTCGGAACAGGTTTACTTTCTGACTATAACGAGACTAAGGTAATCGACATGGCTAACATTGATGGTTCACAAAACTATCGTGTTATTATGAGATTTACATCTGGTGTACAATTCGGAGTAGGACAAGATATTGTTTACTTAGGAGCATACGCATAAATAATTAGAAGGTGGGGAGTATCGTAGAACAGAAACCCACCAACTAAAATAACTAACAAAATTAAAAATTAATCATTATGGCTTGTAATTTATCAGCTGGAAGACAAGAAGTTTGTAAAGAAAGTATCGGTGGTATACAAGGTGTATACTTCGTAAACTATACAACTGGCTCTTTCACTAAAAACGGAAGTGGTGAAGTAAGTGCAGTACCTTCAGGTAGTGTATTATACTTTTACCAATTAAAAGGTTCAAGTGCATATACTGAAACTGTTAACTCTTCAAGAGACAATGGTACTACATTCTTCTCACAAGAATTGCTATTGAATCTTAAAAAATTGACAAACGAGATGACTACTCAATTAAAGCTTATGGCTTATGGTAGACCTCAAATTATCGTTTGGACAAATAACGGTGACGCTTTATTAGTTGGTGAAAAATTAGGTGCGGATGTAACTGCAGGTACAATTCAAACAGGTGCGGCATTGGGTGACCTTTATGGTTATTCAGTAACATTCACAGGTATGGAACAATTACCAGCAGCATTCTTAACTGGTTCGACAACAACTAACGCATTAGCTGGTCTAACTGCAAACTACACAGTAGTTTATGGTTCTCCTGCTTAATTAGTATTAGCATAAAAATATTAGCCCTGCTCTTCGGAGTGGGGTTTTTTATTTTAACTATTATTAGATAATTATTTGTTATTATTAGATACAGACAAGATAAACAATAGATAATGCTAGCATATTACATATCTCAATCAAATGAGTATACATTTAGAACACAGCCTACTGGCTCCAATCAGTTTACAATGTCATTACAAGACATGTATACTTTACAAAACTTTACAATGTCAATGTCAGGTATATCATATAATCCATACGAATCTTTTGTAGGATTTACAGGAAGTATTAGTGGAGCATATGATGCTGGTGAATATAGAGCAACTCTTTATAATTCAGGTGCAGTAGGTATAACTTATAATCCATCATCAGGCAATGCAATATGGCAAGGTTCAATCCAAGTATACGCATCACAATCAATAGACAAATCGGTATACGAAAATCAAATACCTCCAATAACTTCACACGTTAGTGAAAACAAGTACATAATTTTGACTTAATATGAAACAACAACAAAAATTCTCCATCGTTAATGTAAATAATAATCAGCTTCCTATTATAACGGAAGATGCTAAAACACGATATAATTGGATTCCATTCGGTGTTTATGGACACGATGATTTCTTTGACGCAGTAACAATGACTTATAATGTAAGTACAACTAACTCTGCATGTATCGAAGGTATAGCAGATTTAATATATGGTAAGGGTGTATACTCTAAAGACAAAACATTTAACGATGTATTACAAAAGTTAATTCCACAAGAAGAAACTAAAAGAGTTGCATTTGATTTGAAATTATATGGCAATGCTGCATATCAAGTATATTGGGATGATTCTCATACTAAGATAGTTAAGATGTATCATATTCCAATACAAACTATTCGTGCAGAAAAGATTGGTAATTCACCTAGAATAGAAAACTTTTTCTATTGTATTGATTGGAATGACCAACGCAAGATTAAAGATAAAAAGAAAATCCCTGCATTCGGTACTTCTAAAGAGAAAATGGAAATACTTTATATTAAAAATTACTCACCAGGTTTATATTACTACTCACTACCTGATTGGGTTGCAGCAATGCAATTCGCAGTATCAGAAGGTGAAATTAGTAACTTACACTTAAACAATATTACAAATGGTTTCTTACCGGCTGTAATGTTAAACTTTAATAATGGAGTTCCTGCTCCTGAAGAAAGAGAAACAATAGAAGATTTAGTTCAAGCTAAATTTACAGGAACGGATAACGCAGGTAGATTTATGTTATCATTTAACGATGACCCTGCAACTAAACCTACATTGGATGTAATTGATATTCCTAATTTGCATGAGAAATATGATTATGTAGCAACATACACACAAGATAGAATACTTGTAGCACATAGAGTAACTTCACCTTTATTATTTGGTATTAGAACACAAAATAATGGATTTAGTTCACAATCAGAAGAAATGAAAACTGCATTTAGTATTATGCAAACAATGACTATTAGTCCTTTCCAAAACTTAATCTTAAATAGTTTAGATATGGCATTGACTGCAGGTGGGTATGATGCAACTGAATTATACTTTGAACAATTAACTCCATTAGTAATACTTGCACAAACTGCAGATGAAACAGGTAAGTCAGTTGGACAAGTTGAAGATGAAACTAATAAGTCTATGGAAAATCCTGCAACACAAGAAAATCCAGGTGACCAAACAATACAAGATGCTAATTTAGAATCAGAACCAGTACCTAATGTAAGTTTTGGTTCAGCATTTTTTGAAAGAGAATACGAAATAATTAAACAAAAATAAGATATGGCATACGCATTATTCATAAATAGAAATGACATCATTAAGAACACTCCATTACAGGGTGCAATAGACGCAGATGCTCTATTACCATTCGTAAGAACGGCACAAGATAAATACTTAAAGAATTTATTAGGTACT